ATAATAATTTTTCATTTGAAAATATTAATTATCACTTTTTTTTAAATCATATAAATTTTACAAATATATTTTCAAATAATTTACAAAATATTATTATTTTCAAAAAAATACTGATAAAAGAAAAATTTGGTCATGATTTATTAATTAATTTTTTTAAAAATAGAACTCAGGATTTTTTCATTGAAGATTTATTAATTTTTTTTAAAAAAATTGATAAAAAATATTATTTAATTAATGAAAATGATTACGAAGAATTTAATAATAATAATAGTTATACTACAAATAATGATCAAACAAATTTAGATTGTAACTATTTTTCAAAAATAAAAACTTATCTTATAAACCTTGATAAAAGAGTAGATAGATTAAATGAAACTGAAAATGAATTTAATAAAATAGGGCTAAATAATTTTGAAAGATTTAGTGGGATAATACCTTCCCAAAATATGTGCAAAGAGTGTAATTTTTTAAAATCATCTAAGTTATTAATTAAAAATAATATATCCTATTTTCGTGGTGCATTAGGGTGCAAAATGAGTCATTTAGAAATTCTAAAAAAAGAATTATTTATTTATAATTCTGATTTTGAAAAAGATTTTGAATATATTATGATAGTCGAAGATGATTGTAATTTTGAAGATTATACAATCTTTAATATAAATTTAGCATTAAAACAACTTATTGAAAATGGAATTAATTGGGATATTTTGTATTTATCATCTAACTTAAAAAAATGGGAAAATGCAACTAAAATATCAGACAATATTTTAAAAATTCATAATGGTCTAACTACAACAGCACAAATATTTCAAAAAAAAAATTTAGAAAAAATTATTAATTTAATTATGAATTCAGATGCTGAAATAGATAATACTTATAATGATTATTTAGATGAGAAATATTGTATATATCCAATGTGTGTTTATCAACGGCGCTCTTATAGTGATATTCAAGAAATGGAATTAAATTATGGGCATTTTCATAAAAAATTTATTTATTAGTTTTATACTATTTATTTGTTTAAGGATTTACTAAGTTATTTTAGCTTAATAAAAAATGAATAGAAACACCAATTGCAATAAATGGTTTAGAAATACAATCTAAAATATTATTTGAAATATTCATCATTTTTTCATCACCCATATAAAAAATACCATACATTGCCCAAATAATAAAATAGTATAAGATTAAGAAATTATTAATAAATATATTTTTTGGTTTAATATAAATCATATATAAGATGATAAAAATTAAAAAAAATGGAATAAATCCAAGAATATCTGTAGTTTTTTTATCTAATATTTTTTTGTGTCCTAAATAACCAAAATATAACATTATCCAATCTAATATTACAATTCCGATTGTTCCAATTATTGATAGCTTAATTCCACTATATAAAGATAGAATTAGTGATAAAGAGATTAACATTAATGGTGTTGTTACTGACCAATCAACATATCTTAAATCATCAATACCATTCCAGCCACCTAATAATCTAATCTTACCATTTGATTCATTATATTTATCAACACCATTGTTAAATTTATAATAAATAAATCCAGCAAATCCTGTAATTATAAATTCAATCAAGAGAATAGTGCGCATTTTTGAATTTTTAACAATGAAACTAGATAAAAGAGATAATAAACATGCAAATATTAAAAAATAATAAGTGATTTTGAATGTAGTTTGAGCTAGCTTTTTTGAATATTGATCTTTCATAATCACATTCATTTTTATACTATTATGAAATATAAAGATTAAAATTTAATGATTAAATATATAGATTAAAAATAAACAATTTTATAAATAAATTTTATTTATTTATTTATTTATTTATTTACTTATCCTCTTTTTTTTTATCTTCACATGCATATTTATATTTAAGATATTCATTAAATAAAAATTTGCATGGTTTATTGTGCATGTTCATACCTCTGTTGTAACCCATCATTTGACATTCAGTATATTGACCATAAAAAAAATCAGAAATATTTTTTATTTCATTTGAAGATAATATTTTATAGTCAATTTTATCAATTTTAGACATTATAATAAATCATTATATATTATTTTTTTTAATATGATAAATATGATTCATTATTTTAGCAAAAAGAGTTTTATTATTATTTAATGCCCAATCAAAATCTATAATATTTTTTAAATATTTTTCTGAAAAACTATTCCAATAATGCAATGTTATTAATTTATCATTGGGAATTATATTAGGGTCAATAAATATTTTAGTTACTTCATTATATAATGGAACATAAAAATACTCTTTTTCTAAAATTTTTATTTTAGATAAATCATATTTTTCGGGATTTTTCTCCAATATTTTAATTATTTTTTCAGGTAGATGAACAGATGCTTCACACCATCCTTTTGGATCAAAATGATTTTCATATTCATTTATCCATTCTTTTATAAAAAAATGGTCTTTTTTTGAAAAGAGAATTGCATTACAATATAAAGTTTTAAAATCTGTGCCATAATTTTCTTCTTGTATTCCAATGATAAAATCTGGGTTTTCTTCTAAAAGAGATTTATAAGGTTTATAAGATATTGTATCAATATCCATGTAAATCCCACCATATTTTAATAAAAGATCCAATCGTAATTTATCGGCTTTATGAGCCACTTTTATAATTTTTTTATTTCCCCAATAAATATGATCAACATTTACATAATTTAGTTTTAAAAATGGTTTAATTTTAGACCACCATTCTCCATAAGGTTCATATTGATAATGGAAATAAATAATATTTGGCTTATTAATAATAATATTTGAATATATAGAAAGATAATAAACAAAAAGAAATTCTTCAGTCTGTTTTTTTAAACCAAATATATAGTGAATTATGTTTGGAATGGATTGATTATTTTTAGAAAAATTAATATGATAGTTATAAATAGTATCTATTTCATTAATTAAATATGGATAAACTACTTTTTCATTATTGTAATTAATAATTTTTTGTCTATTATATTCTGAAATAGTATGATAGTTGGAACTATTAATTATTAATAATTTTTGAAAAAACTCGTTATCATTATTACACAATAGAGAAATTGATGGATCTTCTTCATGCAATGCATATTTCATACCGCTTGAATTACGAGTAATTACTGGTAGTCCATAACTCATTGCTTCTAAAATAACTGTAGCACCGGCTTCATATTTAGATGGATGCATTAAAATATCATTTTCTAAATATATTGAACTAATTTCATTAGGATCTACAACACCATGATATAGAATATTCTTTAAATATTTTGGATCAATACTTTTCATAAAATGATTTTTATAAGATTTATCAATAAGTCCATAAAAATTAAATTTATAATTATTATTATTTTTAACAAATTTTATTAATTCATTTAAAAATAATTTTGGTATTTTTTCTTCATTAATACGTCCAACTAATGCAATTTTTATATTTTTTAAATTTACTTTATTTGTTTTAGAATTAGAATCTAATTTAGGTAATGATACACCAATATTATGATAATATTTTATATGATTATTCCAACTGTTATGGCTAAGTGTATCATTATATAATTCAATTGAATAATAATAATTTCGACATGTTATATTTTCTTGATGAATCGGCACTCCATGAGTAATTCTAATAATAATATATGGATTAACATTTTTGAAACATATATTTTGGATTTTTGGATCAAACCAATATAATTGATGATCAATAATTATATCATATTGAGTCTCAATTAAAATATTATTTAATATTTCATAAGAATCATACAATATAATATTTAAATTATATTTAAAAAGTGTATTTGTTTGATAATTTCTATTTATAAATAATGTTTCACTGTATTTATGACAAGCATAAGTATTAAATTTTGATAAATAATTCTCGCCACCACCTATTTCAAAAAAATGTACGAAAATATGTGCTATTTTAGGTAATATCTTTTCTGGATGGTTATTATTATTATTTTTATTTTCAAAAAAATTTAATGGATTAACTATATTTTCTTTTTCTTCTGTATTTTTTTCTAACTTTTCCAACTTTTCTAACTTTTCCATTTTTTTTTGAATATGATAATCAACCAAATCATTTATAGAAATATTTTGTGATGAAGAATCAAATTCTGGATAAGTTTTTAAAAAACTTTCAATAGAAACAACGCGGCCATCACGTAGTTGTTCATTGTATATTTTTTTAATTATAGTAATATTTGCATTTTTATATTCTGGATTAAATAATAAAAAATGTTTAATTTCATTCATCATACATAACTTTATTTTATATTTTTAAGATGAAATTATATCTAAATATATATTAAATATAAAATGAAAAGCATCCAAGATCCCTGTTTGCAAAATTCGCAATTGTGGCATTTAATTAGACAATTAGAGATTACAAATCCAGGGAAGAAAATTGTTCTAACACCTGAGCAACGTTATAATTTATGTTTATATATGAATGGGAAACCATATGATAGAAAAGTTTTGGCACCATTTATAAAGTGATTTATATTTTTAGATTGAAATCGCGCTGCTATCAGATAAATCTCGCGGCATTTGCCGGGTTTCAATACTATAATAATGTGAATCTTCATTATTAGAGACCCATTTTTTCATTATTAAATCGTAATAATCAAATGATGATGATACCATTTCATTTTTACAATAGCCACATCCAAATACAAATATTTTATCACCAATTAATGCCGATGAGCAGTCCCGTCTAAAATAAGGCACTTCTGTAACCAGCTCCCATAATTTAGTTTCATTATTGCGTTTTTCAATGGAAAACTTATCAAAATTTTGACCACCTACCGCATATAATTCATTTTTATATACTAAAAGATTAAAATTCCATCGCGGTTTTATCATTTGACTATCAATTATCCATAAACCAGATTCTGAATCAAAAACTTCAACACTCCTATGTAAGCAATTATTTAAACCACCTCCTCCACATACATATAATTTATTATTAAAAATTGCTGCTGCATGCCAACGCCGTGCTTGATTAAGGTGGGCTGGATGTTCTTCTATTTTTTGAGTTCCATATATATCATAAGTATAAACTAAATTTGATAAACAAGATAAATTTGAGGGCATTGGTAAATTATGACGCCATCCTCCGATTAAAAATAATTTATCTTCAAAAAATATTGAAGTAATATCACGTAAATAATTTGGCAAAGATACATTAAATAACTCTTGTGTATTTGAAAAAATATCAAAGCGTTCAATGCTGCCAATATTATCTTTTATATTACACATTCCAAAGATTGAATAAATATACCCTTTATCATAAATAGTATTATGATTACATCTAGATTTAATTAATGGATATGACTCTTTAAATCTAATTTTTCCATCATGCCCAATACTCATTTTAATAATATTTTTATTGATATATGAAGTATTTATGAGAAATTTAGTTCTTCCTCCACTTATATATACAACATTTGACATTATATTTTCTAGAGCGTTGATAAAAGAAATTTGCTCTTTTGCATTTCCAATTTTTTCTAAAATTAAAGGTGCAAGTTTTATATTCTTTTTTTTAATTAAAAAATTCCATAATAATTCAGCAAATTTTATACATTCTTGTAGCAAAAATTTGCATGTTGATGAAGTTTTTTTTAAACTTCTAATATCAATAAATTCGAATAATTTCCAAAGGGAATCATTATCAATTAAATGAAATAATTGTCTCTTTTTCTTCTCTAATTCCATTTTTTACTAATTAATTAATATAAAATATAGTAAAGATTAATATTTCAATTTTTATTGAAAATTATATATAATATAAATATAATACATTTACAAATGCAAAATAATAATCAATTCTTTAGTAAGCAATATTTAAGAGCTAATTATGGAATTTATACAAACAATTATCAGACTCCATGTAATGTTAATGCACAGCTATGGTATATGACAAATGCTATACAAAAAGTTAAAACTACAAAAAACCCCTATGTCAAAAAACAACAAATGGCGTTAGTTAATTATTATCTTAACGGAAATGCATATGCTATAAATAATTAAGTGAATGAGTTTTTTGTATATTATAAATATATTTTTATATATATACTAATGATTTTAATAACAACTTTTTACAAATCTTCTAATGAAAAACGTCAAAAAGAGATTGAAAAATGCTTACTAAAAAATTTTGAAAATCCATGCATAGAAAAAATTTATTTATTAAATAATGAATTATATGATTTAGATATTTATAAAACTAAAGTTGAACAAGTAATTATTAATAGCAATCAAAATTATAAATTAAAATACAGTGATGCAATTAAATTTATTAATGAAAATTTAAATGGAAATATATGTATTTTATCAAATTCTGATATATATTTTGACGAATCATTATCAAAAATCGGATTTGATAATATTAAAGATAGTTTTTACGCTCTTTTACGCTATGATGAAGATAGTAATGGTGATAAACAAATTTTCAGACATTTTGACGAAGCGCGTAGTGATTCTCAAGATTCATGGATTTTTGAAAGTCCATTGCAAATAGATTATAATGAAATTGACTTTGAATTTGGCACACTTGGATGCGATAATATTTTTGCATCAAAAGTTCATGAAAGTGGATTTTTGAAAGTATCTAATCCATGTTATGATATTATTAGTACTCATGTTCATATGACTAACCATCGGACATATGATGTTGATAATAGAATTCATGGAAATTATTGTTTAATTAAACCATCAAAATTGTTTGATAACAAGGAATTATTATTTAAATTTTACTGATGCAATAAATTAAAAAAATTGGACAGCATCACTTCGTGATTATTAATTGTTTCAGACAAGGCAAACAAAGTTTGCCTTATTCGGAAAAAATTGATTTTTATTTATTCTTGAATTTTTTATCAATATATTTTAAAAAAAAAAGACAAAAATGTGCGACTGTTCATATTGCAAAGGTACTTGTCCATGCCCAGGTTGTACTGGGATGGGGGGAGGTAATGGATGCTGCGGTGGTTGTAGAAAACCTTCATCACAAGTAAAGGAGGAAGTGGCTCTTGCCAAAGAATCTTCTTCACAAGTAGAGGAAGTGGCTCTTGCCAAAGAATCTTCTTCACAAGTAGAGGAAGTGGCTCCTGCCAAACAATCTTCTTCACAAGTAGAGGAAGTGGCTCTTGCCAAAGAATCTTCTTCACAAGTAGAGGAAGTGGCTCCTGCCAAACAATCTTTTGAACAAGAAGTTGATGAAAAGAAATAATATATTTTAGAAAAAATATAATTTATAAAATATATACATACAAATAATTTATTTTTTAAATAAATATTTTTTTAAGAAGCTCTTAAAAAATATGAATTAAGTTAAACTAATTTATTCTTAAAACTAAATATATTCCTCATAAATATTTTCTAAAGTGAGATAATTAATATTTTTATATATTTTATGATAATTTACATGATCTTCATGAAATGTACTATCATTTTCATTTGGAAATGTGAAAAAAGGATATTTATATACATATGTATTAAACTTTGAAAAAATATAATTATCTGAAACCATTAAATCATTTTCATTACAAATCCATAAATCATCTTTTTTTAAAGAATTGACTTTATCTTTTATTTCATAATTAATTAAATAAGAAATTGCACTAAATTCATTATTCCATTTATTATATAATCCATTATTTTTCATATTTAATGAAAAATAACCTAACATTATTATTTCCCAATCAATTGGTGCATTTTTAATTAATGTTTTAATATCAATATTCCAATATTCCATAAAGTCAATACTTAAATCATCTTCGCAAATTAATGCAACTTTATGTAATAATTGTGAATCGTCTAATTTTATAAATTTCTCAATAGTATTAAGATGAGATAGAAGAACAGCATATTCTTTATTTGAATAATTTGGATATTCTTTATTGTATTCAATATCCAAATAAAAATATTGGGATGCAATATTTGTAATTTTATTTCCATCTATTGCAGAAATTCTTTCACAAACTATATTTTTGTCAATATTATCTAATATTGATCTCATATTTTCGGCTCTTTTATATGAATTATCCAAATTTATCCAATAAATAGTATCCAAATTATTTATTAGTTTAAATTTTTCTTTATTTATAATACATTTTTCATTTTTAAAAAAAAATTTATATCCTAAAATATATTTTATAATTAAATTATACAATGTAGTTTTATTAAATATATTGTAATTATTTAATTTTTTTAAATTTTT